ATTTCAAATGAAAAGTTCAATGAACTACTTGACCAAGCCAAAGAAATGGAGAGGGAGCAGATAATGGATGCTTTTATTTTCTCAAAAGACCCTTTTGGTCTTTCTATTGGTAATAGCCACACAATTAAAAAAGCGGAAGACTACTATAACACAACCTTTAAATCAGAATAAGATGACAGCAGTAGAAAAAATAATTGCAGAAATAAACAATGAACTCCAAACCCTTGAAAGTTTACACGGAAAAGAAATATTTGGAAGAAAAGTAGGTTTGGCATTTGCTAAAAGAGTAGCAGAACAAGCCAAAGAAATGGAGAAGGAGCAGATAATGGATGCTTTTATTTTCTCGAAAGACCCTTTTGGTGTTTCTATTGGCAATAGCCACACAATTAAAAAAGCAGAAGATTACTACAACGAAACCTTTAAATCAGAATAAGATGGATATGTGGAAGAAATGTATTATATTTATAGTATAAAAACAATTCTTCCATATGTACTATTATGTTTACACCCATACAAGCAATACTGATAACACTGTATTTTATGTTGGTATAGGTTCTTCAATGAGTAAAGATCAGTATTCTAGAGCTTACAGTAAGAACAGAAAAAATCAATCAGAATGGATTGAATACACATCTGTTAATGATTATACTGTAGACATTGTTGCTATTTATGACAATAAAGAAGATGCTTGTACTAAAGAAGTTGAACTTATATCTAAACATGGTAGAAAGATTCATAGTAATGGTTTATTATTGAACAAGGCTCCTGGTGGTCATAAATGGAAAGATTCTACTAGAGTGTACCAATATAGATTAACTGGGGAGTTTATTGCAGAATGGATTTCAGCAAAAGAAGCTGCTCATGTTCTTAATATAAGTGAAACTTCTATATACAAATCATGCAGAAGTGATTATAGAGTAGGTAACTTTCAATTTAAAACATTTAAGAAGCAAGCCATTGATCCGTGGACTGATAAATTATCTAAACAGGTCTTTGTCTTTTCTAAAACAGCTGAGTTCATTACTAGTTACAAATCTATTGAAGAAACATCTAGACAGTTAAGTACTACAGCAAATCAAGTTAGAGAGGGTTTAAATGGTAAAAGAGTTACTGTAAAGGGTTATATTCTTTCACACAATAGAAACTATTGTAGAGTAAAAAGAATAATTGAACAGTATTCATTTGATGGAACATTATTAAACAAGTTCTCATCTCTCACTGATGTAAAGAAAAAGTTAAACCTAAATAGTCATAACTCTATTGACAATGCTATTAAGGGTGTTGTACAGAGAACTGCTTATGGTTATTTATGGAAAGAGATTACAAATACAGAAGTGTATGTCAATTAAAAGCAAATTAAAAATCTGTGATGGATGTGGTGAAATGAAACACATCTGGAAGAGTGGAGGAACTGGGGGATTTAAATACTGTAAATATTGCTGGAGTTGCCAAAAAGCCATTAATAGTGACAGTTCACAGAAACCAAATGATTATAAGATCCCTCAGGTCTCTTCCAAAAGGAAGCAGAAGGATGCTGAGTACCTTAAGTTAAGGGAAAGGTTTCTTACTCAGAATCCAATATGTCAAGTCTCTGTGGCCGGCTGTGGTAATGGTGCAACTGATGTTCATCATACTTATGCCGGTTCCAACAGGGAAGCATTCTATCTAGTACAGTCAACTTGGTTAGCTGTATGTAGAAACTGTCATGATTGGGTTCATGGTCATCCTGCAGAAGCAAGGGTATTAGGTTATTTAAAGTAAAGAGATGACAAGAGAAGAGATTCAAGAAGAGGCATTAAAAGCAACAGAAGGAAAGAAGAGATCTACAGTAGTACTTGGTACTGGTGTAGGTAAAACTCTTGTTGGTCTTACACACATTGAGAGAAACAGTAATGATATGATGAATATTCTTATTGTGGCTCCCAAAAGATCTATCTTTCAGTCTTGGTCTGATGATGCAATAAAATTTGGAAAAGAAGACTTACTAAAGAGAGTTACATTCTCTACTTATGTAGGTTTGAACAAAAGAAATCCTGAAGACTATGATCTAGTATATTTAGATGAGGTTCACTCATTACTAGATAGTCATAGAGATTTCTTGGAGAATTTTAAAGGTGGTATCCTAGGTTTAACTGGTACACCACCAAAACACAGAAGTTCTGAAAAAGGTATAATGGTTGGACAATTCTGTCCTGTAGTTTATACTTTTAAGGCTGATGATGCAATTGACAATGGTATTCTAAATGATTACCAGATTGTTGTACATGAGCTTGAATTAAATAAGTGTAAGAACTATCAAGTACAAATGAAGACTAAGTCTTTTATTACTTCAGAGTATGATAATTACAGATATTGGGGTAATAGAATAGATATTGGTTCTGGTCCTATTCAGATGCTCAGAGTCATGAGAATGAAAGCATTGATGGAGTATCCAACTAAAGAAAAATATACTAAGAAACTAATGGAAAGCATTAGTAGTAAGTGTATTGTATTTGCTAATACTCAAGATCAGGCTGATAGACTATGTAGATTTAGTTATCATAGTGGTAACAGTAATTCTGAAGAGAATCTACAACTGTTTAAAGATGGTAAGATAAACCATTTGTCTTGTGTTCTACAACTAAATGAAGGTGTTAACATACCAAATTTAAGACAAGGTATCATTATGCATGCATATGGTAATGAAAGAAAAGCTAGTCAGAGAATTGGTAGATTACTCCGTCTTAACCCAGATGAAAAAGCTATTGTACATATCTTATGTTATAAAGGTACAGTAGATGAAAAGTGGGTTAAAGAAGCATTGGAAAGTTTTGATCAGAGTAAAATTATCTGGAAAAACTTTGAAGTTCAACTAGTTTAAGTATATTATATTATGGAACAGACACCAGATGATTACAAGCTAGTTCTCTACAATGATGACAAAAATACTTTTCAGTATATAATGGCTTGTCTTATAAAGTTTTGTAAGCATGAGCCAATTCAAGCTGAACAGTGTGCATTAGTAGCTGATTTAACAGGTCAATGTGAAATTATGCATGGTGATTTCTTTACATTAAGAACTATGCAAGAAAAATTTCTTACCTTAGATGTTAAAGTAGGAATATATGCAAATGAAAGCAGTCTGTATTGATGCAAGTAATAAACCTTCTAAAGTACCTGTAAATCAGTGGCTTAAAGAAGGTGAAGCATATACTATTATCAAAGTAGTAAAGATGGGATTACAAGATGGTAAGTATGGTGTGCTTCTTAAAGAAGTGCAGATGTCTGCTGATTGTTTCCCATATGAGTACTATGATCTTGATAGATTTTTACCATTAGATATTAGAGTATACGAAGCACAAGAAAAAGAACAAGAAGTCTTAGAGGCTGACTTAGAACTAATCTAAAATTTATGGAAGATTACACATTAGAAGATGTAATCAATGCATTAGTTCAAATTCCACCAAAGTCCCGTAAGAGATCTTTGGTTGATCAAAGAAGTTATCTTATTGCAGTACTAGCTTATAAATTCTTTATGAGTGAGAATCAGATTGCTAGAGTATCTCACTATAAAAGAGATAGAGTTCACTATAATAAGAAGCTGGCTCTTCAATTTTATAATGATAGGTCATATAAAGAGAATGTATATGTACAAGCAGTTATGTTTCCTTTTGATCTTAGTGAAGTAGAAACAATAAGACCTCACAGATCAAAGAGAATTGAACTAGATATTGATTCAAAATTTTATAGAAAACTTAGAGCTGCGGGAGCTATTTTAGGTCATAAAGATGTTAGAACAACCATTAAATTATTTCTTGAAAAAAGTTTAAAGTTATGGGAAGAATGAAAGAAGTCTACATGCAGATTATTCAAGCTAATGAAGGTGAGGTTCCAGAAGAACTCACTATTGCAGATGTAGCAAGAATGAAAGAGTTAGAAATATTTAACTGGGAACAGTATGAAAGAGAACAAGAGAAAATTAGAGTATTCAGAATTAAACAAGAGAATCCAAGAGAGATTACAAAGGTTGCACAAACTAGAGAATTCTGGGAAAAAGAGCTCCGTAAAGGGCAAATCCGTGCAATCACAAAAGGTAAACAATGAAGAGGGTGATTAATTCTAGAATAACTATACTTTGTATAGGTATAATTGTAGGAATGTTTGTTGTAGGTTTGACAAAACCAACATACAAATTAGTTAGACCCATCTATACTTATGTGAAGACATCAGATTGGGGTGGAGAAACTAATCCTAGAAAAGTTGCTTATTATGAGCACCTTGCAAGAACACAACCATGAAGCATTTTATTAAATACACATTGGTATGGATAAGCCAAAACTTGTCCATACCATTTTGGATGGTAGGTCATGTGCACTTAAGTGTGAATGTCTATGAAGACATACATGAGATACTTATGTCCTTGGGTATGAATATAATTGTGGCAGTGGGATTTATTATTGACTATAAAGATTCAAGAAATGAAAGATAGAAACTGGGTAGTAATTCTACCAATATTGTTTTATGTATTAGCCGGGTTTGGTTATATCAGATGTGCATATAAGATGTTTACATGTAATTGGGAACCTGTTGGTAAAGCAGAAGCATTCTATACTATAGGTACATTTACAGGTGCCGGAGTAGTCATTGGTTACTTTGACATTGAAGACAAGTAAAACTTTGCAAAATATACCAAAAAGTGGTACAAATTGCTTTACAAAACTAAAAAGGATATGTGGTAAAAATTACCCCATATGATGAACTAACCTTTAAATCAGAATAAGATGACAGAGGATATAGGATGGGTATCTGCTTTAATTAAGTGTGACCTATGTAGTCATGAGTCATTGTCAGTACATCATGTATCTTGTGACCAATTAGAATGTAGTAATTGTGGGCATATGTCTCACTTTGAAGTAGTAGAATATTATAACTAAACAAGATGAAGATAGACAGAGAGGAATTTGACAGAAAGGCTCAACATATTTTAGATACTGTAGTAAAACCACAGGTTGAAAAGTATGAAAAAGCTAAAGCAAAAGGTAAATTTAGAAATAGAGGTAGTATTTATTTAGATAAAGAACTCCGTAGAGAAGAAGTAGCTGGTTTTACAACTGCTATATTTCTCAGTGTAGTTATTATATGTATTATTGTAGCTACTATTCAAGTAATTTTTAATATTTTATGATGGAAAATTATCCTAAATGGGTAAACAATCTTGTTTACTTTTTAGCCGGAATTGGCTTTGGTCACATATTGTTTAATGTAATATTATAGTTATGCCAGATATCAGTATGTGTTTAAATGAAGAGTGTCCACTTAAGGAGACTTGTTATAGATATAATGCTACACCAGATGAATTCTGGCAGAGTTATAGTAACTTTGAGTATGATGAGGAGACCAAGTCATGTAATTATTATTGGAAAAATGTAAAAGATGGGAAAGATAATACTAGAGTTTGACTCTGATGAGGAAAGAGATGATGCTAGAACAGCACTTGATGCTTACAAGTGGAAAGGAGCTGTGTGGGATCTTGACCAAAAACTACGTGAGATAACCAAGCATGGTTATGTTGATAAGAAAGAAGCTACTGAAGAAGAAAGAGAATTAGCTGAAAAACTTAGAAAAGACCTTAGAGAAATCTTAGAAGACTATAACTTAAATCTAGACTAATGAGTGTAAACAAGAAAGACTACAAGATTGTAGAAGAACAACATGGTTATCAGACCAAGTATGTTGTAAAGAAAAAAGTATTTTGGATTTTCTGGAAGACAGTAAAGAACAATGCAGGATTTGATATGCAGTATGACACTAAGAGAGCAGCTCAGTCATATATCAATTTCCTAAAATAACCAATTCTACAGAAGTGTTAGGAAAAGTGCAACGGATTAAGAGATTATGAGTGTTGTAGAAGAGGTTGTAAGAAAGAGTATGATTATTAGACCATCAGGAAGGAGCACAGATTTCATTGCTCCTTCTTTTGGTTTTGGCTGCCTTTACTCGTGTGGCTACTGCTACATGAAGAGGCATAAACCGGAAGGATTAACTGTGGCAACAAATACCATGGACATCCTGACAGAAATAAATTCACATGCATTCTTTGCTACTGTGGACAAACCAAATCAGACAGGAGATTATATTACATATGATATCTCTTGTAATGAAGACTTTGCTCTACATGCTAAGTATCATGATTGGAAGACTATCTTTAAGTTCTTTAGAGATCATCCACTTGCTATGGGTTCATTTGCTACTAAGTGTGTTAATAAGGATCTATTAGATTTTAATCCTGAAGGTAAAATTAGAATTAGATTTAGTATGATGCCTGCAGAGTTGCAAAAACTACTAGAACCAAATACTGCAGGTATATATGAAAGACTCTTTGCCGTGAAGCTTTTTCTAAATGCAGGATATGAAGTTCATTTAAACTTTAGTCCTGTTATTGTTCATGATAATTGGCTACAGAGCTACATGTCCTTATTTAATACTATAGATGGAATAGCAAAATCAAATGGTTGGGCCGATGATAGAGTTAAAGCTGAGGTAATCTTTTTAACACATAATGAAGCAAAACACTGGTATAATGTGGAACATAAAATCCCGGGTGAAGAATTTCTTTGGACACCTAAGATACAAGAGGCAAAAGTTTCTCAGTATGGTGGCAAGAATGTCAGGTACGAGCACAAAAGAAAAGCTCAATACATTGACCAGTTTAGACAGATTCACACTGGAATACTTCCTTGGAATACAATTAGGTACATATTTTAAGATGGAAAAAGATATTAGAAAAGAAATGGAAGCACTCTCTGCACAGATTGCAGAAGAGCATTATAACATTACAGATGGTGTAGATCAGAATCTACATTATCTATGGTATATGTACCATAAAGGTAGTAAAGCAGGTATGTTCCGGCCATTTGTATATATGGCAGAACTACAGTTGCTAAAATACATGGGTTATATAAATGATGTTGAGATAAAGAATATGATCAGAATGCTTGAGTCTGAAGACCAGGATAATCTTCATATGGTTACTTTATCTATTAAGAATTTTAGAGAACTCAGATTACAAGAGCATGGTGAGTATAGTAAGACAAATAAGGCATACTGGAATATTGCCAAGAATTATGCTTTTGAAATACTTAACCATGAAATATTCATGCAAACAATGGCAGCTAAGTAATGGCAAATGCAGTAGTAGATCACATAGTAAGAGAAATAAAATTAGAGTATACAGACATTGAAGTAAACAATCCCAGGATTATTGCAGGTTATGTGATGTACAAGTATAAATGCAGTCCTTACTTAGCTAAGCAGATTGCCAAACAATTAACAGATGACAGAAAATGATTTAACAAATCTTGGCTTTAACAAGGTAGAAATCAAGGACTTAGACAGTCAAAATGGATATGATTATTTCTATTATACTTTAGAAATATTTGACAATTTAACTCTTTGCTCAGTAGACAGTGACTGTGTAAAAGATGATGATTGGTTTGTTACAAATCTAGAGTGGCCTGATCATTTTAGGCTTCAGAGTCCTCAAGAAGTACAGTCTTTTCTCCAGAGTGTTGGCTACCAGAGATAAGTTTAGCCTTTTCAGATAAAAGAGTACTGAGTACAAGAGATGCTGCAGATTCCCAAGCTTCATCAATAGCTTGGGATAACTGATCAAAGGGCATTTTAGTAGATAAGACTTCACCTGTTCTTAGGTGTATCTTAGCTCCTGCATCAGGATTTCTTGGATTAATAAAAGATATTCTTGTTATGTGAGTAACATTTAGATGCTCAAAGTATGGGCCATCTTGATCTTGGAATTCTATTGGTAGAAACATTAGACTATTTGGTTACCTTCTATTTTGTAATTGCTAACTTGCACTAAGTTACCATTTCTTTTTAGAATAGCAAATCCATGGTTCCATTCATTTATTTCTAAATATTCTGGAGTTAGTTCACATAAGCATCCAAGACTATAACCACGTATGGTTGTAGATTCTTCTGGACCATAAACTCTTTGTGAACTATCACTTGTTTTATGGAAGTGATTTATAAGACAGTTAGTCTTTAGTCTCATTAGAGCAGTACGTGCTGGTACTACACCACCTGCACCAGGAATTTTATCTCCGTGTTCTATTAAGAAGTCACCAAATACAA